AGTTCGGGATCAGCAAAGGTCCCAGCGGGGGTATTAAGGGTCCCGCAAAAATGCGGCACCTCGGTGTGCGAGCCGGTCGAGATCAACCGGAAAGTGTGAGCGAGCCGCCCGAAAGCTGGGCGAACCCTCACGACCTCGTTGTGGAGAGTGTCATCCCCTGAGAAGGCGCGCGCCACGGGTTTAACCCCAGGACGCCGGTGGGGAGTCAGGTTGTGTTTGAGCGCCTGGTACGCCATGCTATCCAGGGTATTGAAGAACCAAGTGGGCTTGAAGCCTGAAGCGATCATGATCCCGAGCGGTCCCACCATGCTGAGTAGATGAGTCACCCACTGCACATAGTTGTCTATAAGGGGGGCGGGCACCGCGAACTGCCGCATCATCATCACTTGGAACCCTAGGAAATCCTCGTTCTGGGTCCCATCGAAGCCGGTGTAATCGTCCTCATAAACGGCCCCGGAGAAGTCCCAGTGTGTCGCGAACCAGTTCTCTTGATCATCGAGTGTGACCCCGTTGAGCAGGAGGATCTCGGCGGGGAGAGCCGTGCGGGTCGCTCGGTACATGTACCGTGAAATGGGCCCGAAGCGAGCGTTAACGGCGGCGCAAAAACCCGTGATCATCTGGCCTTTCTTGGCCGCCCGGAAAGCCGTGCCGAGCTTGGTGATATCCTGCGACTTGAGGAAGGTCTCGGCTTTGTGGGGGTCCAGCGAGGGGTCATTTCTATAGGCGATATTAAGTAGGGTTTTCTCCCCCTTGGCGAGGAACGCGGCCAGATCCTCTTCCACACACTGCTCGTAGATCGATTCATTCCAGGGGGGGAACTCCGGGGAGTAGGTTGAACAGAAAGCCTCAAAGAGCGCAAGAGATCCCCCGAGGTAGGTCGTCCCGGGACGCACCGGGGGAACATACCGCTCAGCGAAGGTCCAAGCCTCGGTAGCGGGGTCGGTCCTTCGGTGTCTGAGGAACACCGCCGTGGCGTAATCATCGGTGTTGACCTGAGTGGTGGACAGTCCGTTCCAGGTTATCTCCCGTTTGAAAACCTGAGCCCCGGGGTATAGGGACTCAATCACATCGGAGCATCGAGAAGGCTCAGCGAAGAGCTCGGCCGGGGTGAAAAGATCATAATCCATGGGCAGTGAGAAGGGGAGGGCCAAGAGGTCCATGGGGAGGGAGTGCCCAGCATGGGTGGTGTCCTCATCGCGAG